GTAATGGGTTACGAAGCAGAAATGCAAAAACAAGTAACTGAGCGTTGGAAAATGGATATGGCTTCTGATTCATGGCTTAGTAAAAATATAAGACCACTAGTCTTAATATTTCTAGTAGTATCAACAGTATTGCTGATATTTATAGATGCTGGAATTATTCAGTTTGAGGTTAAGTCCTCGTGGGTAGACTTATTACAACTAGTATTAATAACCGTGATCGGTGCTTATTTTGGCGGTAGATCATTAGAAAAAGTAAAAAAATAAATTATGGCAATAGCAACAAACGATTGGACATCAAGAATAACTGGCTCTGCTTATAGCGATCATACAGACAATAAAATAACTGCTCCTCATGGAAAATACATTATAGCAATACAAGCTACTGGTCAAAGTGGAAGCGTTGACAATGTACTTGCTAAAGTTGTAGCGCATGACAGCTCTATGCACTGGAATACCGTAGCGGCAGCGCACATAGGCACTAACAATGATACGGTTGATGGAGCTATTAATGGTGCCGCAAAAGTACAAATGGATAATGCCGTTGCCGGAAATATGGCTGTTGGTCATTTTGTAGATGGTGTTGGAGTTCCTTACGGTACAACGGTAACAGCGTTAGACCCAGACGGAGACAACGCAAAAGAGTTTGCAACATCTGCTAACGTAACAGTTGGTGATGGTAAAATATTATATTTCACTAACCCAAACGACAAAGATCATGGAACTGGTGGAAGAAATGCTGGAGACGGTACAAACATTTCGTTAGTAGTTGGCGGTGGATACTATATGGGTAGGTGGTTGTCTGCTCAACCAGCAACTGTTGATGGCGCAGGTATTATATGTTATTTCGGAGAATAAAAAAATTAACAACAATTAAATTAAATTAAATTAAATTATGGCAACAAAAGGAACAAACGCAAAAATTAAAGAACTTAAAGGTGTAAAACCTGAATCAATAACTGCAGAACAGTTAGAGAAAGTTCAAAAGCTTGTTAACAACATAAATAGAGGTCAGCTAGAAGTTGGAGCTATGGAGTTACAAAAGCATGAGAACATGCACGCTGTAACGGTACTAAGAGGAGAGCTTGAAGTTTTACAAAACGATCTTAAAGAAGAGTATGGCACTGTTGATATTAATATCCAAAATGGAACTATAAACTATAAAGAAGATGTCGAAGCTGATACGAAAGATTAGTATAGGCGCTAACTATAAGAATGACGCTATGCACTATGCCGTGGGGCAAGAAGTGTATGGCGGTCATACTATATGCGATATTATAGAAGAAAAAGATAAGTTTTCTGTTTACATCAAAAAAGGCAAAGATGTTTTACCTTGGAAGGACTTTAATAAGAACATGGCTGTATCAGTAGAATATAACTTGCAGTACTAATGACAAGCATTCATGATTTTGTTATAGCTCCAAAAGGAGGTAGGTATAACAACACTAAAGAAGTAGATGGTGGCGAGTTAATATTAAACACTGAGATTTATAATCATCAGTTTGTAAATAGAGAAGCTACAGTGGTTTCTACCCCTATAGTTGGTCATCCTGATATAATGAGAGGCGATACTATACTAGTACATCACAATGTATTTAGAAGATGGAACGACGTTAAAGGAATAGAAAGAAACAGTAGAAGCTTTTTTAATGAGTCTACATATCTTGTAGCGCCAGATCAAATATTTTTATACAAAAGAGATGATGGTTGGATTTGCCCTAAAGGATACTGTTTTGTAGCACCGTTAAAAGCTACAGATAAATTTAATATTGAGGCTGAAAAACCCTTACAAGGTATTGTCAAATACTCTGACGGCACCGTAGAAGTAAACGATCTAGTTGGTTTTAGACCAAGTAGTGAATACGAGTTTATCGTTGATGGCGAAAGACTATATCGAGTTAAATCTAATTTTATTACAATCAAATATGAACATCAAGGAAACGAAGAGGCATATAATCCAAGCTGGGCACAAGGCGGTGGAGGAACTGATAAAGGTAGCTAAAGAAGCTATTGTTACAGACTCTGAAGATGACCTAACAGCTGACAAGCTAAAAAATGCCGCAGCATCTAAAAAACTAGCTATATTTGACGCATTTGAAATACTTAACAGAATTGAAGAAGAAGAAAACTTGCTTGAAGGTAAAGCACCTGAAGAGGCAAAGGAAAAAATCTTTAAAGGATTCGCAGAAGGTAGATCTAAGTAATGTACGAGCAAAGTTTAGTTAAGGTAGTTGAGCCAATAAAAAGAACCACTATATCCAGAATGAACAAGGGTAAGAAGTGGAAGTACGGTTACAATAAAGAGCAAGATTTAATAGTGCTTTCACGCAGTGGGCAGATAGGAGAGATCATACAGATACAAGATTTAGTCATAGCTCTACCTAAGCAGCCTAAAGATGTGTATAGCAACAAAAAAAACAAATGGGTTAGATTTGATCAACCAAAAGAATTAGAGCAATTAAAAAACATATTTGACTGGAGAAGTTACCCGGAAAGCAGTAAAGAAAAATGGCACGATTATATAGACGAAGAATTCGCAAGAAGAGAAGAAGGATTCTGGTTTATGAACAATGGTAAACCAACCTGGATAACTGGTACGCACTACATGTACTTACAATGGAGTAAGATAGATGTAGGCGCTCCAGACTTTAGAGAAGCAAACAGATTATTTTATATATTCTGGGAAGCTTGTAAGGCGGACAAAAGATGCTATGGCATGTGCTACCTTAAGAATAGAAGATCTGGATTTTCTTTTATGTCTTCGGCAGAAACTGTTAACTTAGCCACTCTTGCCAGTGATAGTAGATATGGTATATTATCTAAAACTGGTTCTGATGCTAAAAAAATGTTTACCGACAAAGTTGTACCTATATCAATCAACTATCCGTTTTTCTTTAAACCTATCCAAGATGGTATGGATCGGCCTAAGTCCGAGCTTGCTTATCGTGTACCTGCTAGTAAGTTTACAAGAAAGAAAATCACAGCTAATGAAAAGCTGGAGGATATACAAGGGTTAGACACAACTATTGACTGGAAAAACACTGGAGACAATAGTTATGATGGTGAAAAACTAGCTTTACTAGTACATGATGAAAGTGGTAAATGGGAAAGACCTGATAATATATTAAACAACTGGAGGGTTACAAAAACATGCTTACGATTAGGTAGTAGAATTATAGGTAAATGTATGATGGGCTCAACTTCAAACGCATTAGATAAAGGTGGAGAAAACTTTAAAAAATTATACAACTCATCCGATGTTACAAAAAGAAATAGAAACGGTCAGACAAAATCTGGTTTATACTCTTTGTTTATCCCAATGGAATGGAACTATGAAGGATTTATTGATGAACACGGAGTTCCAGTTTTTACTACTCCTGACGTCGACAGATTTGCACCAGACGGTGAATTAATAGACGTAGGTGTAATAGATAACTGGCAGAATGAAGTAGATGGTTTAAAAGATGACCAAGATGGTTTGAATGAATTTTACCGTCAGTTTCCAAGAACCACTGAGCATGCTTTTAGAGACGAAACAAAAGGAAGTATATTTAACCTTGTGAAGTTATACGAGCAAATAGATTACAACGAAGAGATGTCACGAACATTAGGCGTTACTCAAGGTAATTTTCAATGGACAAACGGAATTAAAGATACTCAAGTAACTTTTAATCCAGATCCAAAAGGTAGATTTAAAATAAGCTGGGTTCCACCTCAGCAACTACAAAATAGAGTTATACTTAAAAATGGTATAAAACATCCTGGTAACGAGCACATGGGTGCTTTTGGTTGTGATTCATACGATATATCAGGAACAGTAGATGGAGTGGGTTCTAAAGGAGCTTTACACGGTTTAACTAGGTTTTCAATGGAAGATGCTCCAGCAAACAGTTTTTTCTTAGAATACTTGTCAAGGCCACCAACGGCTGAGATGTTCTTTGAAGATGTTCTAATGGCTTTAGTATTTTACGGGATGCCTATACTTGCGGAAAACAATAAACCTCGTCTCTTGTATTATTTAAGGCGTAGAGGATATAGAGGGTTTAGTATGAATAGGCCCGACAAAATATGGAACAAATTATCTGTAGCAGAAAAAGAAGTAGGTGGTATACCAAATTCAAGCGAAGATATAAAACAAGCACACGCAGCAGCCATTGAAATGTATATCAACGATCATGTTGGTATTAAAAAAGATGGTACTCATGGCGACTGTTATTTCAACGAGCTTATTAACGATTGGACAAAGTTTGATATAAACAAAAGAACAAAGCATGATGCGTCCATAAGTTCTGGCTTAGCCATAATGGCTAACAACAGGCATTTATATGCACCAAACGCAAAGGTTGAAAAACCTAAGTTAAATATAACGGTTTCCAGATACAAAAACACTGGAAGCAATTCACAAATAATAAGATAATATGGCATATTCTAGTAAAAGTTATTTTCCAAGTCAAACAGTAAGTGACGCTGAAAAGCTTAGCTATGACTATGGTTTGAAAGTAGCTAAAGCTATAGAGCAAGAGTGGTTTAATAATGATAGAAGTTCTAACAGATATAAATCAAACCACAATGATTTTCATAATCTTAGGTTGTACGCTAGAGGTGAGCAGTCTATTCAAAAGTATAAGGATGAGTTATCTATAAACGGTGATTTGTCCTATTTAAATTTAGACTGGACACCAGTACCTATAATTTCTAAGTTTGTTGATATTGTTGTTAATGGTATGTCTGAAAGGATGTATGATATAAAAGCTTACTCTCAAGATCCATTTGGAGTTAGTAAAAGAACTGCATATATGGATTCTGTATTAGCTGATATGCGTACTAAAGATTTAAACGCCTTTACAGAAGATGCTTTTGGAATACAAATATCAGAGCATGACGAAGAAATGCTACCTGATTCAGAAGAAGAGCTAGCACTACACATGCAGCTCTCTTACAAACAAGCTGTAGAGATAGCTGAAGAGCAAGCTATAAATACTTTATTAGATGGAAATAAATTTGAATTAATAAAGAAGAGATTCTACTACGATTTAACAGTTCTAGGTATTGGAGCCACTAAAACTGGCTTTAACACTTCAGAAGGAGTTACTATAGATTACGTTGATCCAGCAAACTTAGTGTACTCTTATACTGATTCACCTTATTTTGATGATATATATTATGTTGGTGAGGTAAAAACTATTCCAGTCAACGAATTAGCAAAACAGTTTCCTCATTTATCAGGAGAAGATCTAGAAGATGTAATGAAAAACAAGTCTAACAGTAGATCAAATTACAATTCATCACACACTTACGACAAAGAAGATACTAACACCGTGCAGGTTATATACTTTAATTACAAGACTTACATGAACGAAGTCTACAAAGTTAAAGAAACTGGCACTGGCGCAGATAAGATTATACCTAGAGATGATTCGTTTAATCCACCAGAAAATATGGAAGGTGGTTTTAGCAGAATGTTAAGATCTATAGAGTGTTTGTATGAAGGTGCTATGATTCTTGGTACTGATAAGCTACTTAAGTGGGAGATGGCTAAAAATATGATGAGACCTAAAAGTGATTACACTAAGGTTAAAATGAATTATTCTATAGTAGCACCTAGAATGTATAACGGCAAGATAGATTCGTTGGTTAAAAAAATTACTGGATTTGCAGATATGATTCAGTTAACGCATTTAAAATTACAACAAATAATGTCACGTATGGTTCCAGATGGAGTCTACTTAGACGCTGATGGTTTAGCTGAAATAGATTTAGGTAACGGAACAAACTACAGCCCACAAGAAGCCCTAAACATGTTCTTCCAAACAGGTTCTGTTATTGGTAGATCATTCACATCTGAAGGTGATCAAAACCCAGGCAAAGTACCTATTCAAGAAATACAATCTGGTAGTGGTGGTGGTAAAATGCAAGCTCTTATTGGTAACTACAATTACTACTTGCAAATGATAAGAGATGTAACCGGCCTTAACGAAGCTAGAGATGGTAGTATGCCAGATAAAAATGCTTTAGTTGGAGTTCAAAAGCTAGCGGCAGCAAATTCAAACACAGCTACTAGACATATGTTACAAGCTGGTTTGTTTTTAACAGCAGAAACTTGTGAGTGTTTATCACTTAGAATATCTGATATACTAGAGTACTCGCCATCTAAAGATGCTTTCATGCAGGCTATTGGTGGGCATAATATGGCTACGCTTGACGAGATGTCAGAGTTACACTTATATGATTTTGGAATATTCTTAGAGTTGTTGCCAGACGAAGAAGAAAAAGCTTTGCTAGAAAATAATATTCAAATGGCGTTGCAACAAAAGATAATAGATTTAGAAGATGCTATTGATGTTAGAGAGATAAGAAACGTTAAACTTGCCAATCAAGTGCTAAAGATTAGAAGAAAAAAGAAGTTAGAACGAGATCAAAAAATGCAGCAAGAAAACATACAGGTGCAAGCTCAAGCTAATACTCAAGCTCAACAAGCAGCTGCTCAAAGTGAAGTGCAGAAAAATCAAGCTATATCTCAAAGTCAAGCGCAATTAGAACAAGTTAAAGCTGATTTAAAATCTAAACAAATGGAGTTAGAGGTTCAGCATAAAATGAAGCTAATGCAGTTTGAGTTTGAAATTAATCAACAACTTCAAAAAATGAACATGAAAGAAGTTGATATGAAGGATACGGTAAAAGAAGACCGTAAAGATAACAGATCAAAAATGCAAGCTTCACAACAAAGTGAGCTTATAGACCAAAAACAAAACAACAAACCACCTAAAAACTTTGAGTCATCAGGTAATGATATACTAGGTGGAGATTTTAGTTTAGGTGCATTTGATCCTAGTTAGAATTATTAATTATTATTATATTATATTATGGAAGAAGAAAATGAAAAAGTAATCGAAGAGATTACACAAGAAGTAAATCAAGCGGATCCAGGTGATGAAAACGTGGTTAAGGTTGATGAAAGTAAATTTGAATCTGCTGGAGATGACAGTATATTAAAAGTAGATTTAAGTAAACCCCCAACACCAAAAGAAGATGAAGTTGAAGAAAGTAACGCTGACGACAGCGGAGTGGTTGATGGCGTTGAAAATGCCGACACCCCACAAGAACAAGAAAAAGTACAACCGAAAGCTGAAACACAAGAAACTCCAGTATTAGAAGAAATAACTGAAGAAGAAGTTATAGAGGTTGAAGAGCAGGTTGAAGAAGCTATAGCGAAAGCTGAAGCTACCGGAAAGCCGTTACCAGAGAATATTCAAAAGTTAGTAGACTTTATAGATGAAACTGGTGGAGATATAAATGATTATGTTAAGCTTAACCAAGATTACGGTGACATGGATAGCGATGATTTATTACATGAATATTACAAGCAAACAAAGCCTCATTTAAACTCAGAAGAAATTAACTTCCTTATGGAAGATCAATTCTCATTCGACGAAGATACAGACGACGATAGAGAAATACGTAGAAAAAAATTAGCGCTTAAAGAGCAAGTTGCCAGCGCTAAAAGCCACCTAGACGGGCAAAAGTCTAAATACTATCAAGATATTAAAGCTGGATCAAAGCTCACAGAAGAGCAACAGAAAGCAGTTAACTTCTTTGATAGATACAACAAGGAGTCAGGAGAGACTCAAAAGGTAGCAGAAGCACAAAAATCTACTTTCTTAAATAAAACTGAACAAGTTTTTAACGATAAATTCAAAGGTTTTGAATACAATGTCGGAGATAAGAAATATAGGTTTAATGTAAACAATGCTGGAGAGGTTAAGAATAACCAAAGCGACATCAATAATTTTGTCAAGAAGTTCTTGAATAAAGATAATGAAATGTCAGATGCTAAAGGTTATCATAAATCTTTATATACAGCTATGAATGCTGATGCTGTTGCTAATCACTTTTATGAACAAGGAAAAGCCGATGCTATGAAAAATAGTATGGCTAAAGCCAAGAATGTAGATATGAATCCAAGACAAGCTCATGGGGAAATTAAAACAGGTGGTTTAAAGTACAAAGTGTTAGGGCAAGATTCTTCTGATTTTAAGTTTAAAATTAAAAACAATAAATTTAAAAATTAAAAAACAAAATTATGGCAATTACAAATGGAACTAATTTGAATAGTGTTCCTTCTTCACAGAAGCAAACATTATCTTCAAATTACTTAGACCTTTCATCAGCGGCAAATGCTGGTTGGGGGCAACAATATGTACCAGATCTTATGGAAAAAGAAGCTGAAGTGTTCGGACAAAGAACTATTTCAGGTTTCTTATCTCAAGTAGGAGCTGAAGAGTCTATGACTGCTGACCAAGTGGTTTGGTCTGAGCAATCAAGATTACACATCTCAGTTTTAGGTACAGTTATTGTAGCTGGTTCTACAAACGGTACGTTTACAGTTACTGGTGATATTGACGGAAACGTTGGTACGGCTGCTGGAGATTTCATCGTTGCAAATCACGGTGTTAGAACTAATGATATTGTACTTATCGCAAGTGCTGGTATCGTCACTCAATGTTTAGTTGTTGATGCTGATACAGCTGTTATACAAGTTGAACCTTATGACAAAGCTACTTTAGCTGGTCACGCAACTGGAACTGGAGCTTCAACTTTATTAGTTGTAGGTTCTGAATATGCAAAAGGAACTGCTTACCTTAACGGAGATGGTGCTGCTGCTGATTCACGTACTCCAGCTAACGAAGCAACTTTTAAAACTTTTACTAACAAGCCAATCATAATGAAAGATTACTACGAAGTTTCAGGATCTGACGCTTCTAGAATTGGATGGGTTGAAGTTTCTACTGAAGAAGGACAAGGTGGTTACTTATGGTATTTAAAAGCTGCTTCTGATACAAGAGCTAGATTTAACGACTACGTTGAAATGGCAATGCTTGAAAGCGTTAGAGGATCTAACTCAACGGTTGTTGATACTACTTTAGGCGCTGCTGCTGATGCTGGTGTTGGTACTCAAGGTTTATTTGATGCTATCACTGATAGAGGTAACGTTACTTCTGGTGTTACTGGTGTTAATGCTGCGACTGATTTAGCTGAATTTGACGCTATCTTGGCTGAGTTTGATTCTCAAGGTGCTATTGAAGAAAACATGATGTTCGTAAACAGAGCTACTTCGTTAGCAATGGATGACATGTTAGCTTCTATGAATTCTTATGGAGCTGGCGGTACTTCTTACGGAGTATTTGACAATTCTGAAGATATGGCGTTAAACTTAGGTTTTTCTGGTTTCAGAAGAGGTTCTTATGACTTCTACAAGTCTGACATGAAGTACTTAAACGACAAAGCAACAAGAGGTGGTATTAACAAAGCTGCAGGATCTGCTGCTATTAGAGGTGTCATTGTTCCTGCTGGAGTATCTTCAGTTTATGACCAACAATTAGGGAAGAACATGAAACGTCCTTTCTTACACGTTCGTTACAGAGCTTCTCAAACTGATGATAGAAAAATGAAAACTTGGACTACTGGTTCGGTTGGAGCTGCTACATCTGCTTTAGACGCAATGCAAATGCATTTCTTATCTGAAAGATGTCTAGTTACACAAGGTGCTAACAATTTCATGTTAATGAAATAAGCACTATTTATATTAAGGAGTCGGGGCTTCGGCCTCGACCCTTTATTTTATTAATTTATATTATATTATATTATGGCTAAAAAAGCTAACACAAAGAAAGTTGAGGTAGAACCTCAAATTGAAACAATGGAAGAAGTGGTTACAGAATTCTTTGAAGATACTGTAGTTGCTGAACCAAAAATTAAAAAAACGGTTATGGAAAGTCCAGAGCCAAAAAAAAATACTTGGGAACTAAAAGATAGAATTTATTATTTAAAAGGTAATAAAAGACCGGTTTCAAGAATGATTAGATCTGCTAACTTATACTATTTTGATGAAAAATTACAGTACTCAAGAGAAATAAAATACTGCGAAAACCAAACAACACCGTTTGTAGATGAGATGAAAGGTGATCAAAGATTAGCTCACATCATTTTTAGATCAGGAAGTTTGTTTGTACCTAAGGAGAAAACTGGATTACAAAAGTTTCTTACTTTGTATCATCCAGATCGCGATATTATGTTTTACGAAGATAAGCCAGTTGCAAACGCAATTAATGACATAGCTTGGTTAGAAATGGAAATTGAAGCGCTAAACGCGGCAAGAAGTTTAGATATAGATTTAGCAGAAGCTGTAATGCGTGTTGAGTTAGGATCTAAAGTGTCAGAGATGAGTTCTAAGGAACTTAAAAGAGATTTACTATTATATGCTAAGAGAAATCCTGAGTTGTTCTTAGAGTTAGTGAATGATGAAAATGTTGTACTTAGAAACTTTGGTATTAAAGCAACTGAAATGGGTATACTAAAATTATCTTCTGATCAAAGAACTTTCTCATGGGGATCTAACGATAGAAAACTAATGAACGT